ACGTCGGCTTCGCTTGCTGCGACCGAGACGACCGATACGGCTTCGATAACCGCGGGTATTACTGCGTCGGCTTCGCTTGCTGCAACTGAGGCGGCCGATACGGCGGCGATAACCGCAGGTATCACTGCGTCGGCTTCGCTCGCTGCGACTGAGACGACCGATACGGCGGCGATAACCGCAGGTATCACTGCGTCGGTTTCGCTTGTCGCGACAGAAACGAAAGATACGGTTTCTATCTCGGCAGCCATCGCACCAGCGTCAATTTCGCTTGCCGCGACTGAGGCGACCGATACGGCGTCAATAGCAGTCAACGCAACCGGTAATATAGTTATTCAGGTTACTGCGACTGAGGCGACCGATACGGCGGCTATAACCGCGAGTATCGCCCCTGCGTCGGTTTCATTGGCTGCGACAGAAGCAAAAGATACGGCGGCGATAACAGCCGGTATCACTGCGTCGGTTTCGCTCGCAGCGACGGATACGAAAGATACCGCCTCCGTAACGGTTAACGCCACCACGTCGGCTTCGCTCGCTACGACAGAAGCAAAAGATACGGCGGCTATCAGCGCAAAAACGATTACCTTAATCAGCGCGGCTACCACTTCAACTTCTACGGCTTCGGTTCTTGCGGGAGTAGTCTATCTTGCGTCTGGCGCAACAAATGTGGTATCTGTAGCCACTGCGACTGCACGCACTGTAACTGTGGCTAACGCATCTACTTCGGCGGTAAGTTCAGCTTCTGCGACCGCACGATTTTTGTGGGAGCCGCAACCGGGAACGACGGACACTTGGCAAAACCAACCCGTGTCGTCCCAATCGTGGACTATATTATCTAACGGAACCGATACGTGGCAAAAGGTTGCTTAAATGGCAAATACGTTTACAACAAATTTAAACCTCACCAAGCCTGAAATCGGTGCTGATACCGACGCATGGGGTGGGCATCTCAACACCGATTTGGATACCCTTGACGGCATTTTTGCCGCTGCCGGTACAGCCGTTGCAATCAATCACACGGGTAAATCCGTTACCGTTACTGACAGTTTTTTTTCTATCACAGACAACACAGACTGAACAAAAGTTGCCCAATTTGACGCGGCGTCAATTACCACCGGTACGACCCGCACATATACTTTGCCAAACGTATCCGACACTTTGGTTGCTTTAGGGGCAACGCAAACCCTAACTGCTAAAACTTTTACAACCCCTGTCATTAACGGGTTTACCAGCGATACTTCGGTTATCAATATTGGCCCAAACCAAATTTATAAAGACACTTCTGGTAACGTCGGTATTGGTACAGCCACCTTAACCGCTGGTTACAAATTAAATATTGCTGACACCACTGCAAAAATGCAGCTAACGTCTGGAACGGGTACTAATTTATCGTTAGCTGCGTTTAATAATACCGGCGGCGGAACGCTTGTTGGAATTGAAAGCAGCGCTGGTGGGGGCATTTTTACCGGAACAGGCGCGTATTCTTCCGTTATTGGAAGCACGGGGGCGTATCCTTTATCTTTTGCTACTAACGGTGTTGAGCGCGTACGTGTCGATTCGTCTGGTAACGTAGGTATCGGAACCGCTACCCCTACAACAGCTTTGGAAGTTAAGTCGGCTACAGGCGCGATTTCCACGACATCTACAACGAGCACCAACGCTACAAGAATAGCCCTTAATAACGGGGGCGGTTCTTTTGAATTTGCAATAGATAATTCTACTGGCGTAACTTACGGCAGCGGCACGGCATATTCTCGTATTATTTCAAATAGCAGCGCATCTGCCCCCTTGCTATTTTACACAAATAATTCAGAAAAAATGCGGATTGAATATACAGGCCGCATAATGATGAATATTGCTACCGTTTACGATTTATCTGCTCTTACGCTTAGTTCGGTATCTTACGGAAACAATAACAACGTCTTGTCTTTAATTGCTGGTGGGACAGGTGGTGTAAACCAAATTGTTTTTAGAAATGGTAACGGTGGTGTTGGTTCTGTTAGCACTAATGGGTCAACCACGTCCTTTAATACTTCTTCAGATGAACGTTTAAAAACCAACATTCAACCTGCGCCATCTGCTTCCGGTTTGATCGACGCTATTCAAATCCGTCAATTCGATTGGCGAATTGATAATGCGCACAGCCGGTACGGCGTTATTGCGCAAGAACTTGAGTTAGTTGCGCCCGAAGCAATTACTAAGGGTCAAACCGAAGAAGATATGTGGGCAGTGGATTACAGTAAATTGGTCCCAATGCTTATTAAAGAAATCCAAGAACTTCGCGTACGTGTAGCGACCCTTGAAGGAACCAAGCAACCTGCTGTCGGTGCTTAATGGAACAAAATTTTGAACCTTCCTTTGCTCGGCTGATCGTCCACGAAGGGCCGTATTGCAATGATGCGCACGACCCCGGTGGCATGACCACATGGGGCGTGACGCATATTGATTGGGCGGAATGGATCGGCCACGAACCAAGCGAGGCCGAGATGCGCAGCATCACGCAGGACGACGTGAAACCTTTGTACAAGAAAAAGTATTGGGACGCGCTGTCGTGCGACGAGTTGCCGAATGGCGTCGATTACGCCGTGTTTGATTTTGGAGTCAACTCCGGCATCGGGCGTGCGGCTAGGTTTCTTCAAAAGATTGTGAATGTCACGCAAGACGGTGTGATTGGGCCGCAAACCCTTGCCGCCGTCGATGACTTTGACCCCGCGCTTATCGTCAAAGAACTATGCGACGCACGCCAGCAGTTTCTCGAAAGCCTTTCGACGTTTAGCGTGTTTGGAAAGGGTTGGACGCGCCGCGTACAAGAAGTCGCTGCGACCGCCGAACAAATGGTGGCGTAAATGACGTTAGTACCCATTCAACTCCCACCCGGTTTAGAACGGAATAACACTCCTTACGATACACCGGGTGCATGGTGGGACTCGAATTTAGTACGCTGGCAGTCCGGTTCGATGATGCCCATCAAAGGCAATACGCAACTAACAACGTCTGCATTAAACTCCCCCGTGCGTAAAATCCATGAATGGAGAGACAATTCCAATTCTCGTAAGTTGTTAATTGGAACAAACTCTAAACTTTACAACACTACCTATATTGATATTACCCCAACTGGATTTGTTCCTTTTTCCTCGACTATTCAAGCTTCATACGGGGCTGGGCTTTACGGCAAAGGGGCGTACGGCACCACGTCTTCAGCACCTTCAACTTTAACGGCGATTTATCAATTTTGGACTTTTGGAAATTGGGGCGAAGACGTTATTTTTACAACAACAAACGATAACCGGCTGTGGTATTATACAACTTCCACCGGAGCTACCCCTACGATTATCAGCACCGCGCCAGTTGGCAATAATGCGGTTTTGGTAACGGATGAACGGCACGTAATGGCTATCGGCCAAACGGGTAGTTCAGGTTCCTTACGTCGTGTTGCGTGGTCTTCAAGAGAAGATTACACCGATTGGAATTATGCCAGCACCACTAACACCGCAGGGTTTCAAGACCTTCCGGGACGAACTCCTTTGCTTAAAGGCGTAAAAGTTCGCGAAGGCGTGCTTATTTTTTCGATGACGGATGCTTTCTTAGCCCAATACGTGGGAACGCCATATATTTACGGTTTTCAAAATCTTGGCACAACCCAGATGTTGCACCCAGACGGCATAGCAACATTTAACGGCAAAGCCGTTTGGCTCACGCGAAATGGGTTTCAGATTTATTCTGGTGGGTTTATCCAGCCATTAGACTGCCCTATTCTCAACGATATTTTTGCGGAGATGGACCCTTCCTATGGTCCGTTCCGTATCCATGCTTCGCATAACGGCGTATTCCCAGAGCTTTGGTTTTTCTACTCAACCACGGGCAACGTGGAAGCCAACCGTTACGTGATATGGAATTACCAAGAAAATTGGTGGGCGCGTGGGTTTATGTCCCGCAGCGCAATGGTACCCGCGGAAGTTTACACGTATCCAATAATGGGCGCGTCAAACGGCCACGTTTATCAACACGAAACCGGCTACACCGACAACGGCACATCGCGTGTGGGTCAGATATACGTGGAAAGCGGGGCGTTGGGGCTTGGCGACGGTGACCAAACCTTGCATGTGCAAAGTATGCTTCCCGGTACAGGACATGGGTATAGCAATCTATCCGTTAATTTTTATTCACAATTTACGCCAGAAGGTGCTGAAACGACATTTGGCCCGTACACGATGCGCTCAAATGGATACATGGATACTCGCGTAAGCGGTCGTGAAACTCGTATTCGTTTTGCAGCCTCTCAAGATGCAGATTGGTCGATTGGTAAATTACGATTCGATGTGTTGCCCGGAGGCCAAAGATGAATATACAGTTTCCAGTTCCGCCTGCTGAAATTACGCAAGCCTATATGATTCAGGTTCTTGACATAATTCGAAAAGCATTCGTGTCTTTGGTTTCCAAAGATCAATCGGTTTCCCGTGTTTTGCTTGAATCCCCAAATGGTACTGTATACGAAATAACGGTGTCTGATTTAGGGGTAGTTACAACGGCGGTGAATAGTGGTAAAACAAGGGATATCTGACGGTCTGCCACCTGATGAAATTATTCGGCGCATTGAAAAGGCGCTGGCCCACGGCGGAAATACGCATACGTGGGACGACATCAGACACGGCTTGATCGAGGGGAAATATCAAATCTTTTGGAATAATTGGGGTGTCTGCATCACGGAAATCGTGCAAGCACCTCAGAAACGATACCTGCATTGTTTTGTAGTCGCGGGCGAATTGCCGGGCGTCATGGAGCTTCAGGATGAAGTCGTTAGACACGCGCTCACGAATAGCTGCGCGTACATGACGACTCTTGGAAGATTAGGGTGGGAGAAAGTTCTGCCTGAGTACGGATGGAAGAAATCAAAAGTGGTCATGCAGTATGACCTTGAAGGAATGTTCTGATGGGCAAATCAAGTGGCGGCGGCACGCAAACGGTAGTCAACAAAACCGAACTGCCCCAATGGGTGCAGGACGCGGGGCAGAAAAACCTGAACGCTGCGTATCAGGTCTCTGGCAACATGATGGGGCCGTATTCCGGCCAGCGCGTAGCCGGTATGACCTCCGGTGCCTTAAACGATATCAACGCTATTCAGAATAATGTGGGGTCAACCAACCCCGCTTTTGCTTACGCGCAAGGCGCGGCAGGTAATCTAACGAACTATCAGCCCGGTCAAGTCAATGCTGGGTCGCTCGCCGGAACTGATCTTTCGTCCTATATGAACCCCTACACCCAGAACGTCATCAATTCCGGCTTACAATCGCTGGATGTGCAGCGCCAGCAGGCTTTGAACGGTATCGGCGATCAGGCGATCAAGACAGGCGCGTTTGGTGGCTCCCGTCAGGGTATTTCCGAAGGTGTTACCAACGCGGGCGCTGCCATGCAGGCGGGGCAGCTTGCGTCAAACCTGATGAACCAAAACTTCATGCAAGCGCAGGGTGCGGCGCAAAACGATCTCAACCGCAATTTCCAAGGCCAATTAGCAAATCAGCAAGCCGGTTTGCAAGGGGCGGGGCTCAATCTATCTGCTGCAAACTCGCTTGGTAATTTGGCCGCTCAAGGACAGAACTTGTTTCTTCAGGGAACGGGCGCTGCGCTGGCTGGTCAAGGCGCGATTCAACAGCAGAACCAAGGACAGCTCGACGCCCAGCACCAGTATTACAACGAACAGCAGCAGTTTCCGCTTCAGCAGCTTCAGATTCCGCTGCAAGCATTGGGCGCAACGCCATACGGTCAGTCGTCCACTTCGACCGGTCCGGGGCCATCGTCAAATCTTGGGCTATCGTTGCTCGGCGGCGGTTTAGCCGGTGCTCGTATGGGGGCAATGATTCCGGGTTTTGGTTCAGGGTACGGCGCGTTGGGTGGTCTATTGTTAGGTGGTCTATAAATGGATGCTCGTGCGCTTCAGTATTACCAATACCTTGTTTCCAAAGGTGAATCGCCACAAGTAGCTGCGGCGATCATGGGTAATATTGGGCAAGAGAGCAGCTTCAACGCAACGCTTCCGGGTGATGGAGGTAGGTCTGTTGGGCTATTTCAGTTTAATAAAGGCGGTGAATTACCCGCGTTGCAAACATGGGCCGCCAACAATAGTCGTGATATTAACGACCCATACGCGCAATTAGACTTTGTGCGGTCGCAATTACAGTCCCCCGCTTATGCCAAGGTATATGGAGAAATGCAATCGTCGCCAAGCCTTGCTGGTGCGACAAGTGCATTTATGAATGGGTATGAACGTCCTACCCCAAAATATGCAAATCCAGAAGCGCGTATAAATTATGCCAATCAATTTATTAACCCAACGACTCAAGATGCTGGTACACCAACACCCGGAAATAGACCCGGTGATGTTGCCGATCTTGGTCAAGGTATGCAAGGGCCAACCGTACCCGGTTTATTGTCGCAACAGAAATCCGAAGATGATGATATGAAAATGGCGATGGGTTTATTGCAAAAACCTTCAGCTCCCGCTTGGCAAAGCCAAGTTCCGCAAGCGCCTTTCCGCCGCCCGCAGCCGTTTTCTGGTTTTAACTTTTTGGGGTGATGAATGTATCCATATAACATAGACCCCCGCGAATATGTTCGACAGGCACTTGCGTTACAGCCGCAAGTCGCACCGTCGTTTCCGCAAATGACCCCTGCTTCACAAAGTTATTTCGGCCCGACGCATCAGGCGCTTTCGGATACGCTCCGCGCAGCTCTTGCGCAACAAGCTTCAAACGCGGGGTTATTTGCTTCTCCGACACCGGAACAGATGGGTTTGTTGTCCCCCGCGACAACGATGCCAATGGCAAATTCATTTTTTCGGATGGACCCAAGCTTCGCCAAACCAATTTATGTTGCGCCGAACACAACTACCGTTTCCGCTGCATCTCCGACTCAATTTGCTTCAAACGATTCTAGCAGTCGCGGCGAACACTATTTGGACCCTTATGCAATCAATACGTCGCAAAATAGCCCGAATGATTCAAATGCCATTGGCAACAACCTTGGCACATATAGCTTGGGCCTTCCAGCAGATAACCCCCATGTCAACCCAGTTACGGGGTTAATGAACGGCGTCGGCAATATATTCAGTGGGATATTTGGTGCATTTCAAAACCCAACTTCAATTGACGCACCGGGCGCAGACACAAAAACCGCTGCCGAAGTTTCCGCGCCAACTTATCGGCTTTCATCTAATGATTTGATGGACGGTATTGGGCCACAACCGTCAATTACCGGCACGCCTTTAGGCAATCTTTCTAACGATCTTACGGGGGAATATAGCCCAACCGAGCGTATTACCGGTACTCCGCTTGCAGACCTTTCTGGACCAAATTTGAATGGCTATTCGCCCGATCCTTACGCGGGGATGTATGGCAGAGGATTGCCCAATACTGGTCTGCCAGTCGAACATTTTCCGGGCGATAATTTGTCTTACACTAAAGACCAAACCCAACTTCCATCCGCAGATGAGTACAACGATGGTATGGGGGTTGGTCTTGGCGGTGCCGGGGAAGTTGACGACAGCGGCGATAGCCGTGGCGGTCCTATCACCAAGAAAAAGCTATTCGGCAAAAAACCTAATAACGGCGACGATGGTTGGGGAACGCTAAAAGACGGCGAATACGTTATTCGTCCAGAAAGCGTCAAAGTTTTACCGCCGGGACTACTCAGCGCATTGAATACCATTTATAAAAGCCCTAATCCGAAGAAAACGCTTCGCGGGCTATTAGGCTAAGGGAAAAAGACAATGGGCCTTCTTGATTTTATGAACCCACCTCAGAATCCGCAGGATATGGACCCGAATTACGGCGTCACAAATCAACAGATGTATGACGCGCGAATGGATTCGCTCGGCAGCATGGGTGCGCTGTTAATGGCCGCAGGCCAAAGAATGATGCCAAATGAACGTGCGCAAATACTAGCAAAATTGGGCGGCATTCCCGGTCAAATGACGCAGCAGCTTGCAGCCTCTCAAGAGGCGCAATTGCGTAATCTTCAGATGCAAAAAGCTAAGACCGAACTTGGTAGAGAACAACGTATTTCTGATCAGATTACGGGAAATCTAGATAACATCCCCGAACCATTGCGTCCTTTTGCTCAAGCAAATCCCGTGCAATTCGCGCAAATGCAAGCGCAGCAAGCTCTTTCCCGGATTTACCGTAATCCGACTGAATTTGAACAGAAATACAATGCTGCTATTCAGTCTGGTGTTCCATCAGACCGCGCCGCTGCGTTGGCTGGTGGTTATCTTGCAATTGAAAAAGATGCCTCAGGAAATCCAGTTCTTATTGATAAAGCGCAAGGCAGAGCCATTCCAATGAGTGGCCTTCCTTCTTCTGAAGCTGGGTTTGGTATTCCACCGAATCCAATTGCGCAAGCGCAGCAAACGCTTGTCAATCCTTCTGCTATCCCAACGCCGCAAGGCGTACCCCCTGCAAATAAATATCCGTATGCGACAGTCGATCCAAAACTTGATTACAATTCAATTTTTGGGGTAACTGGCGGATTAAATTATGCTGTTGGTAAAGGTCAAGATTTGCTTTACGGGCAAATGTCTGATTCTCGTGCAAATGCTTTCCGCGCTATGTCCGATTATGGACAAATGCGTAATGATATTATCGGCGGTTTAGGCGTCGATATTCCCGGTAAAAATCTGAAAGCAACGCAAGCACGTATTGGACAGCTTATCCCTGAAGATACAAGCATTTTAAAAGGTCCATCTGAAGCGAAAAAAGACCTTTCCTCTGCTTCTTCTATGTTAAATTCGCAAATCAATGATTTGTACGACGTAGTGCAATCGCCAAACTATAGCCGAGATGATAAAGCCAAAGCCGCTGTTTCTATTAAACAATTGCTTCGCGGGCGGGATAATCTTTCTGCGATCATTGATAGCATGGGCGGTGCAAATAATGCAGTGGTTGCTCCCACGCCAAATGTTTCGTCTTTTAGTAGAAACGAATTGGAAGCTGAAGCCCGTCGCCGTGGATTAATTAAATGACCGATTTAAAAGATTT